CGGATAGACTACCTCTGTTAATTCAGATGGATCTCCTTAAACCGTTATTGGGTGAGGGTGCGTACCTGTGGGGAATCTTGCTGACTGCAAGACCATACCGGTTACCAAAAATAGCCAAAAGCTATAACTTGGGATACGGACAGGTAAGCTATGCAGTGGGGCAACCTATGGGTGCACTGTCATCGTGGGCGTTGCTCGCTTTGACACATCATGCACTTGTACAGCTCGCGGCTCATAATGTAGCAGCGCACGGCTCACGCTGGTTTCTGGATTATGCGGTACTTGGAGACGATATTGTCATAGCTGACAAAGCCGTAGCCAAAGAGTACCTGCGGATCATGGATACGATAGGGGTCGAGATTGGGCTCGCCAAGAGTCTGGTTTCGACCACTGGAAGTCTAGAGTTCGCAAAACGAACTTGGATCCGTGGGCGGCAAGCAACTCCCGTATCATTGGCAGAACTGGTCGTGGCATTGTGCCACCTCGGTTCGTTAGACCAATTGGTGCGGAAGTGCAATACCTTCAACCCGTTGAGGGTATCGGCCGTAGCACGCTTTGCGGGGTTCGGTTATAAGAATTTAGGGCGACTACCAGTCGCCTTCAATTTGAATAATCGTCTCAGTAAGCTCCTTGCCTATCTCTCTCGGCCCGGTGGCGTTTGGCCCATGCATGTTGCAGCATGGCTAAGTGCCATTGGCCCTGGCCGGGATGACCTTTCATCGTCCTTTACCCGATGGTCGGGAGCGCAAACGCTTTGGACGAGATTGGTCACAATGATGATTAAGAGGACTGTGCGTTTTGAGGATACGCTTCGCAATGCTTTCCTTCCGAGGTTTTCGGACGCGACGCGTACGATTACTAAGGAAGTTAAGGGACCGAACGGCCGGTCACGCAAAGAGAACAAAGTTCTCGATGTGTATGGCCCAATGGCGAAGGAGACTCTAGGAATACAGCAGAATGCCGTAGCCTGGGATACCTTCTTCGTTGATTGGGTGGCTTATCCTTTTGCAAACAGACTCAGAAAGTCGTTCGAGAAAATCGACGATGTCTTAAGAGTACTGGAACCAGGAATTCAGCCCCGATGGGAAGTGCTTGACGAGATCTGGTCTCAAGTCTTCGAAGCTGACGAAGGGCTATGCGCCCTTCCAAGCAAGGTTGACTATTTCGATCGTGAGAACGACGAAATCGCGCCTTCCACAAGGTTAGTTACCTTGTGGAGGAAATTGAGACGAGTCGTTTCTCGCAGAAGCACTGAAGTTGGAGGCATACGACCCGGATACGTCCTTCGGCGAGAGCCGAGGAGACGTCGCCAAGGAGGCTAGTCAAGCTGAATTGGTGGAATACCCAGAGTTACGAGCCGAGTTCACTTCGTGAGTCTCGGCCGAACAAATAGATATGCGCACCTAAGCGCCATCGAG